ATGTATATCCTACATTATCCTCATCGAAAGTCTCAAGAATAACAATTACATCTACGCCAAACGGATTTAATAAGTTCTATCAAATCTATGCTGCGGCAGATCGTAATGATAATGAATACTTAGCAACGAGGATAGATTGGTGGCAACATCCAGATAGAGACGAGGCTTGGTATGAAAGAGAGCTTGCTAACCTAGGTTCGATCGAAGCCTTTAATAAACAATATGGGAATGAATTCGTTTCCTCATCCAACCTCTTATTAGACCCAGTCGATATGAAGAAGATGAGAAAGAGAATGAAGCCTTATGTCTATCATGACTTTGATGAATTCGATTATATTAGTATTGATACAAAAGGTTTTTTAGAATGGGATCCAAACTTTGATATTGATACTTGTAAAGATACTGAAAACTTTTGGTTGTTCTCAGTAGATATTGCAGAAGGTAATGGTGGTGATTCCTCCGTTATTAATATTTTTAAAGTCGCTCCGATGAATTCAGAAGAAATTAAGAACGTTATTAATCCTGGTGCGATGTACGACTTTTTTAAATTTGAACAAGTTGCTAGGTTTAAATCTAATGAACATGTCATCGAAGATTTTGCAAAGGTACTTTATACTTTAGCAGTAGACGTCTTTAACTCTGAAAACGTAAAAATGATTGTAGAGTATAATACTTATGGTACAGTTTTATTCCAGTATCTAAGAAGTATATTTCCACAAAGAAATGATTTTGACGATGAGATGATAGTAAAATTCAGACATAGACACGACGCAAAGACAATAAAACCAGGAATAAAACTAAAATCTGACAATAAAGCTATCTTTTGTCAGAATTTTGCAAAATTGTATAAGATAAATAGATTAGATTTAACTGATGAAGTTACAGTGACTGAGGCATCCTTATTTGGTACTTTACCAAACGGTAGTTATGGCGCTCAAATGGGGAACGATGATGTTATTATGACATGTATTACTGCGACTGAATTTTTTAACACAACGGATTATGCAGATTTCATTGAGGAGATCTTAGATTTCATAGATCCTGCGGTTCACGACGAGATGGAAAGCATCTTATATAAGGATAGTGATCAGCAAGGAGATTTACAATATGACATTTATGACCTACTCAAATAAATTTGCAAAAAGACAAGGATATATAATAAAAGAATTAAAAAATAACAACTAAACGATTATGGCATTAAGTCCTCAATTACTACAGTTCAAAAGCTCAGGCGTATATCGCTTAGAGTTCGACAAATCACAAACCGTGAACATCCCTGCTGAAACTATTAGATTAGTTGTAGGTAGATCTAACAAAGGTCCTTACAACACTCCAGTATTAGTAGAAGATGTTGAACAGTTTAAAAATGTATTCGGTGGCATCGATAAGTCACTAGAAAAGAAAAATATGTTCTTCCACAGATCAGCTATTGAAGCTTTATCTAGAGGACCAATCTTAGCATTAAACTTAACTGCTGATGATTCTGACGATCAAGTATCGATATTATCTCCAGCAACTAACTCTTCTTCGGAAGGTTTATCTGCTAACACTATTCAATCATCTGCCGTTGCTGGTAAGAAATTCAGCGATGTATTTGATATTGATAAGTTTTGGAATCCTTCAGACGAGAAGTTATTAGCAGCTGCTGCTGAAGATACAAACCATGGTATCTCTTTTGTAAATATCAAACAAGACCCAATCACAATTATCATTAGACAAGCTGCTGATACTAGAGGTTTTGAATTAACTGCAAGAGAATGGTACGGAGAATCTAACATTCCAGAAGGCGTTGAAGCTGATGAATACGTATCAGACTACTTAGTAGATGTATTTGTATTCAAAGGTAAATTTGATGCTGCTGAATTAAATAATGACCCTAACTACGGTACTTACTTTGATGCTAATGGTTTATACAAATCAGAATTCGCTAAATTTGCTGGATTAAGAGAAGTAACTTTAATGGCACAATATAATGGATTATCTTTAATCCCTGAATTTATTGATGCTGAAGGTAATCAAATGTACATCGAAACTCTAATTAATATGGAGGCTAGAAGAACAGGTTTATTCTGTGCTGTACGAGAAGATGCACTTCCACAAATTGATTTAATTGGTAACAATTTCGACATCTACCAAGATTACGAAGTATTATCACATAAAGTAGAACAAATAAAAACTAGTACTATAGTAGATATTAGTGGTTTCGGTGACAATTCAGTAGATGGATATACTTTAACAATCTTAGGAGCTACACCAGTTGGACTTGCTACTGCAGGAATTAACGATACTAAATATTTAAAATCTGTAATAGCTGGAGAGTTTGTTAAGATTGATACAATAGAAGCTACTGCAGGCGGTTCAATTATTACTTCAACAACCGGTGATATTTCTAAATCTTATGAGAAATTTGCAGCTGGAACATCAGCAACATGGAATAGCCCAGCTGTTGTTACAGTAGACGGCAACGGAAACTTAAAATTAAGCGCTGCGCCATTTGCGTATGGAGACTTATTAGTAGGTGGAAATGCATTCTTATTATCTGAAAACGCAGGTGAATATGTTGCAATCAATACAATTGATATAGATAACGTAACAGGAGAGGTAACTGTATCTCCAGCAGGTAATGTTGGATTTAGTACGGATTACGCAAATGCTAACGCATCTGAATTAGTAGTATATAAAAGAGCATTAAATACAGCATTTGATATATGGACATTATCTCCAAACGATAGAACAGAGATGTTCCCTACACTAGCAGGTGGTTGGGAATGGACTGATAATTTAGCTGGAGCATTTACTTACTCTTACGCAGGTGTTGGTGTATTAAACGCTAATATTAAAGTAGGAATGTATATCCCAGGTGATGGTGGTAAACTATCTAGAGTTAAGAGAATCGAAAAAACTTACGATGGTGTTAATACTAAATATAAATTCTTTACACATAGAGTAGTTTCTTCTAGACCAGCTTATGCACTTAAGAGATATGAAGATGCTTCTGGATTATATAAAACGTTCCCATTAGAAGGAGCAACACAAACTGAAAAGAGTATTGCAGAATTACTATCAGCAATTAAGCCAGGAACTGGTTTAGGAAACGCTTTAGTAGATAAAGACAATATCACATTCAGATATGTAGTTGATACATTTGGTTCTTTAGAGAACGGATCAATCTTAAATAAGGAAGAATTATCATTCTTATGTAAAGAAAGACAAAATGCAGCAGCAATTCTTAACGCACCAATGGTGAAAGAACTTAAAGCAGCAACTAACCCAACGTTTAAAGACTCATTTGCTCCTTATGGATTTAGTGTGAATCACGTTGCAACAGGAGGTAACTTAGATACTAATCCAACATCTCTTTACACATTACCATCGATCAACGCAGGTGCATCTTATGCATTCTACTACGGTCCTGGTCTTAATGTAATTGAGAATGGAAGAACTAAAGTAATTCCACCAGCAGCATACGTATCTAACAACTATATCGATAAATATTTAGATGCTTTACCATGGTCAATCATCGCAGGTCCTAGAAGAGGAGTTGTAGGTGGAACTGGAGTACAGTCATTAGAGTTCTCATTCGATAAAAATGATAGAGATATTCTTGAGCCATTTGGTTACAACCCAATCGTATTCGAAAGAGGCGTAGGTTTAACTATTAAAGGTAACAAGACTGCACAACAAGGAGTTCAATCAGCACTTTCTTCAGCTCACGTAAGAGAAGTATTAATTTACATTGAAGATGGTCTTGCAGAAATTCTTAAGAATTACCTATTTGAATTCAATAGTGCTCAAACTAGATTAGAGATCAAAACTCTTGCTGATAACTTTATGGAATCAGTTAAGAAAGATGGTGGTGTATACGACTATAAGAATATCATGGACTCTTCAAACAATACGTCTGAAGTAATAGATAACAACATGGGAATCTTAGATACGTTCGTAGAACCAGTTAAAGGTCTTGAAATCTTAGTATCGAGAGTAACAGTATTAAATACAGGTGAAATCGCAACGGGTAACTTTGCATAAGAAAACAACGATATATAAATAAAATAAGAAATTAAAGATATGGCTTTACCACATTATTCAGAGGACCAAACTAGCAAGAAGGGAAGAAACTTCGAGCCCGTTCAAGCTAACCTATTCGAGGTAACAATTTTACCACCGGATGGAGTTGCTGGACAAGAGTTCCTTTTACAACACGTTAATTCAATTAGTGGATTAGATACTATGGCTCCTGCAGTAGATGCAGTCGGACAAAAATATAAGTTTTCCGATAGATCTTACGCTGGTATGCCTGGTGCAACTTCAATTGATATTACAGTTAGCTTCTCGCTTAACTTAAATGATTCTAACCAAGCTTACTTGTATAAAACATTAAGACAATGGTATAGAGCTCAATATAATCCAGAAACTGGAGAAATGGGTCTTAAAAAGAATTATGTTGGTACAATAGTTGTTGTACAATTTAACAGAGAAGGTGATATTTACAGAAAAATTACTTTAGATGATTGTTTCATCACTTCAGGTGTAAACCTTGTTGGTGAACTTAACTACGAGTCAGCTGACGCAGTAGCATTAGAAGTAGGTTGGAAGTGTGATACTTTCTCAGAAGAGTTGAACTAATTTAATAAATTAAGTATAAAGAACGTGTCTAAACAACACGTTCTTTTTTTAACTTTAAAAAACATAATATAATATCAAGATAATAAAAGATTATGAGTGATAAACTAACAAAAAAATTACAAGTCCTTTTGACTGAGGGAGAAGTTCGTGAAGTAAACCGAATTATCTTGAATGATGCTTTGGATAATGAGACTCGTCCCATATCTGTAAGTGGATTCATAAGAAATCTAATAAAGTCAGAATTAAGTGTAAGAACTGTAGAACAGAGATCCTACATAAAGCAAAATCTCAAAAACTTAAAAAGTAAATAACAATGAGCGAAAAGAAAAACAAAATGAGTTCCGAAGAAGCTAAAATGGCGAGAGCCTTAGAAGCTAAAGACGCTATTAACAACCCAACTCCTGATTCAAATGAAGGAACTGCTTCAGATATGGAATCTGTTGTTGACAAAGGTGGGCTTGGTAGAGTTAATATGTCGAATTTTACACCAGATAAAGCACAATCTTCTGATAGTGCATTAGGATGGCATGTATTGGATCAAGTAACATTACCGTCAATGGGTAAATTTTATCCAGCTGATAGTGTAATTAAAATTAGATCTGCAAGAGCTGCAGAGATTAGACATTTTTCTACTATGGATGAGAATAATTACATCGATATGGAAGAGAAGCTAAACTCAGTAGTAGAATCATGTACTCAAATGACATCTGGTAGTAAAAGATTATCTTACAAGGATATTCTAGAAGAAGATAGAATAGTTCTATTGCTTTCTATTAGAGACCTTACTTTTCCAGAACCAGAAAACAAATTAATGTTAAATGGTAAATCTGAAAAGACTAAAAAGAAAATAGATCTTGAATTAGCAGTTAAAAACCTAGTACCTTCTATTATCGATGAAGAGATAGAAAAGTATTATGATGATAAAAAAAGAACGTATGTTATTAAAACTCGTTCTGCTGGTGAAATCGTAATGTGTCCACCGACAATTGGTGTTATGCAAGAGGTTACTCAATACTTGAAAGATCGTAATGAGAAGGAAATAGAATTTGATAAAGCATTTATCCAAGTATTACCTTATATACAAGGTGATTGGAGAACCCTAAGTCTAACAAAGATATTTCAATTAGAAGTAGACTATAAGGCATGGGATCAAAAAAAGTTTATGATTGTATATAGACTTGCTGAAAGAATGAGAATTGGTGTTCAAGCAACACTAGAATCTACCGTAGACGGAGAGTTGGTGAAAGCCCCTCTTGAGTTCCCAGGTGGCATCAAAAGTCTTTTCATTATTTCAGATCTCGCTGGAGAATTACTTTAAGACAAAGTTCTACCTGGGTATACATCTTAGGATGCAGCCTTCAGAGATCGAAAACATGTATTACTACGAATATTGGTATTATGTCAAGAATCTGTCGGAGTACATCAAGAATAAGAATAAGCAACAATCGGATCAACAAGAACAGGCCAACGATCAACAGAGCGCAATGAGCTCTAAGTATAAAACGCCTTCGATGCCCAAGATCCCCTCTATGAAGACGCCATCGTTTAAGATGCCGAAAATGTAGAGATATATAATAAGAGTGAGGGGTATGTTTTCCTAAGCATACCCTTTTCTTTTTAAAAATATTAAGTCAGTTACATGCCAAAGAAGAATCCGTTAGCTACTGCATTCGATAAATTCGGCTCTAAAGATGGTGTATTAGGCGAAATTGCCGAAAACACACTTCTTGTCGCAGAAACATTTGATGAAGGTGGAGAGATATTTGATAGAATAGACCGAATGGTCGAGGCTATAGAAACTATCGTTGACGGTACAAAATCCGGCAGCGGTGGTCTTCAAGAGGCTATTGTATTAAATTTAGTAGCACCAACACTTAAACCAATTGGTTTAGGTATGGGCTTTATTATTGACGCGTTAAACCAGGCCGAGAGTGCTGAGGATTTAACGTCAAAATTTGGCGCACTTAACGCTGGATTAGTAGTATTAGGAGATATAGGTAAATCTATATTAATGTTTGCTGCAACGATGGTAATAGGAATACCAATCTTAATGATTGCAGCAGTAACCGCACCTGTCTGGGTTGGCGGTATTTATGTTATTATACAGGGAATTAAAATGGCAACTCAAGGCCTAAAAGAAGGCGAGTTGGATAAATTATTAATACTCCACGCAATCGGAATATCAATTGTGAAATTTGGATTATTGATGGCAGCAATGGTATTAATAGCACCAGTTGCACTTATAGGTATGTTATTTACAGTACCTTTACTTCTAGGTGTTGTTGCAATAGCAAAGTATATAGGTGAGCACTTTACTGAAGAAGCTCTAGATAAATTTATGACTTTTAATAAAGCAATGGTCATGTTAGGATTAGGTATCTTATCGATTGGTTTATCATTAGCTTTAGTGGCAGTACTTGCAAAGCATATTATTATGGGACTTTTTGTCTTCGGTATGGTTGCGTTTGGATTAGGTGCAATATTTATGGCATGGGAGAAGTTATTTCGAATAGATGAAACGAAAGCAGAGGCTTATGCAAAATCATTAGCTTTCTTAGGAATTGGTATTATTACTATTGGTTTAGGCTTAATGTTAATGAATGCATTTGCTGGAGCAATCATGAAAGGTTTAATGGTAGCAGCACTAGTATTAATGGTAATAGGTGGTGTATTCTTCCTCTTCCAGAAAATGGGCATTAATAAAACTATTAGGAAAACAGCAAGTGGCTTAATCTTAGCCGCTGGTGCAATTTTAGCACTATCTATCGCATTAGCACTTTCTAATTTAATTATGCCAGGATTTTTAGATACAATGGGTATTTTAATGATTATTGGAGCTGTGGCATTAACCATGTTTATTATAGGAAAGCAAATAGGTAATGTCGTCAAAGGTGCGCTTTCATTAATCATAATGGGAATTGGTCTGTTTGCACTATCAGTTGGTATTGGATTTATGAGATTAGCAATTCCTAGTGTTGAAGTTGGAATAGGCATGATAGCCTTAATTGGTGGAATAGGTCTTGTATTTGGAGTAATAGGTATGGCATTCGCCAACGTAGCTTTAGGTGGTGCCGCAATGATAATTGCAGGAGTTGCATTAATAGTCTTAGGGCTTGGCGTAATGGCAATGATGGCATCGTTACCTACAGTTGAAGAGGGTATTGGTATGTTATTATTAATAGGTGGTTTAGGCCTGGTATTTGGAGTTGCTGGTTTAGCGGCTGCATTTATAGCATTAGGTGCAGCATCTATGATTGTTGCTGGTGTAGCGTTAATCGTTATAGGAGCCGGCGTAGCAATCATGGCAGCAGCTACTAAAGATGTTACAATGGATCAAGTTCTTGTAATGGGAGCAATTATAGGTGGGATCGGAGTTGCAATGGCAGCTGCTGGTTTAGCATCACCTTTAATCTTATTAGGTTCTGTCGCAATGACTGCAGCAGGAATTGCAGTGTTAACAATCTCTGTGGGTATGGCAGCCCTAGCAGCAATTGACTTTAGTAAATTAGGTACTATTTCTGAAAAAGGTAATAAAGCATTTAACTGGTCTGGTGAAAAAGGATTCTTCGGTGGTAAGAAATCTAACTTTGAAACAGCAATGGATGCCATCGCAGATGGTATGGCATTAGGACCATTATCAATCTTAGGTATTATGACCGGCGCGCCAGTTATGATTTTAGCAGGAGCTGCATTAACAAGTATTGCATTAGGACTTAGAGTATTTACAGCAGCTATAGGAGATACTGATTTACCTAGACTAAGCGATAATGTACAAATGATCGTTTCAGGTTTATCTGAAACTTTTGCTGAAGTCGGTGCATCAATGGGAGGACCTTTTTGGTTCACTAGTGATGTATATAAAGGTATTCAGTCTACTCGAGGTATGGGTACATCATTAACAGGTATTGCTAAAGGTGTTCAAGCTATGGCAATGCTTAGATTCCCAACAGGATTTGATAAAGAAGGTAATCCAACAGGATATGAAACTATAGATTTAGGAACCGCAGTACCAAACTTAGTTGCTAATACTAAATTAATAATAACAGGTTTAAGTTCTGCATTTGCAGAGGTTGGAGAATCTAAAGCAGCTCAAGGCAGTTCATGGTTTAGTTCTTCTTCTTATGAAAAGGGTATTGAAGTTGTTAAACAAATGGGTACTCCGCTATTTAATTTAGCAAAAGGTGTGCAGTCTATGGCAATGCTTAAATTCCCAACTGGATTTGATAAGGACGGTAACGCAACAGGATATAAATCAATTGGAGACGTAGATACTTTAGTTGCTAAGCTTGCTAAGAATACAAAAGCACTTATTATAGGTTTAGCTGGGGTATTTGAAGAAGTTGGAGCATCTGGTGTCGGTAGTGGCGGAGGATGGTTCTCTTCATCTAATTTTGAAAAGGGTGCTGAAATAGCATTACAATTAGCAGATCCTTATTCTTCATTAGCAGATGCAGTAGAATCTGTCGCAACACTTACAGAAGGTATTACAGACCCAGTATTACTTAGAGAGAAAGTTACATCTTTAGTAGAAACTATTTCAGTAATAGGTGGTTTCTGGGTACAATCATTTTTTGATGGTGTTAATGCTGCACGTAATGTTAAAGAACCTTATAGCATTTTAGCCTCAGCAGTTACTGATGTTACTACAATTACAAGTGCAATTTCAGACGGAGCTGAAGTTAGAGAAAAAGTATCAGCTATGATCGAGTCTATTGTTGGAACCAATGATGATGGCGTAGATATGGGTGCTAAGACCTCATTAATTTATGCAATTGGATGGACTTATGGAAAATTAGGAGTTGCAATACCTTTAATTGTTAGTGCAATTACTCAATTCACTGTTGAAAAAGGTAAAGCATTCGCATCTATTTTTGGTGGTGAGACTCCAGCTGAAATGTATGAAGCAAAAAACAAAATGCTTAAAACATTAGCAATGTCTTATATGAGAATGGCGGTTGCTATTCCAATGATTGTAGCATCAGTTAATACTGTAGCTGCAGAACCAATGAATGAGTTTACTAAACTCTATGGTGGTGTAACTAATGATATTGAAGTTTTAGCAGCTAAAAGTACTTTATTTGAAGCAGTTGGTTCATCTTATCAAAAAATAGGAGCTGCAGCCCCTCAAATTGCTAGTGCTGTAAATGGTACTAGTCTAGAACAAATGCAAGGATGGACTGGCATGTTTGTCGGTGATGTTGGATTCTTAAGACCTATTGCAGGTTACAACGCACAAACAGAACTTTGGAGTACAATCGGAAACTCTCTTACAATGGGAGCCACTGCATTCCCTCAGATCTCTGCCGGGATAAATGCAGTAGACTATAATAAATTAGTAGAGTCTAGAAGGATGTTTGAAGCATTAGGAGTTCTTGCTGAAGGTGGTGAACCTTCAGATATACTTGCAGCAATGGGAGAGTCTTTAGAAATTGCAATGCAACGTTTAGCAGATATTCTAATGGAATTCCAAACATCAGTTGGAGAGTCTCAAGATGCTCAAGGAGGTTTCTTATCAGAATTAGCTAGCCTACCAGGTAAATTAGTTGGTGGTGTTGCAGACGGCATACGTGGAGATGGTGGCGGTGGTAATAGTGCAGAAGTAGTAAGAGCTGTTAAGCAACTACAAAACGCACTTACTAAAACTGGAATTAAAATTAGTGGTAACGGTCGTCTTTCCAATTAAACTTTTTCTAAAAACCTGATATAAGTACTAAACAGATTAATTTATGATAACAAGTACTACATCGCATTACAAGAGTTCAACTATTAATTCAGCAACATACGACGTTACTGATAAAACGCTAACAGTAGTTTTTAAATGGGCAACTTATGTCTATGAAGCAGTTGACGTAGAAACTTGGAACAAATTTAATTTAGCAGATTCTCAAGGCAAAGCACTTAATGAACATATTAAAGGTAGTTTCGAATACGCTAAATACGAGGATCAAATCCCTACTGGCATTAAATTTGAAGAATCCGGAATGGTTAAAAACATTACAGCGCCTGGTAGTCTATTAAATGAGCTACCTCCTTCTGATTATCAAATGGGAAATTAATATGAAAAGAATTAAAAGATTTTGGAAATACCTACAGTGGCTAGAAGAACAGAGAATGAAAGCTGCGATTCATAGTTGTAGTGCAGGACCATTAATGTAATATTTATTATGACAAAAGCAAGCATCGTACAAAGACTATTAGATAAAAAACAAATCACAGCTGAAGAAGCAGTGGTTTTACTTAAAGAAGAGACATATAACCCACCTTCTTATCCAATGTATACTCCGAACCCATACTACGATACTCCGAATACAACACCACCTCCAGTATGGTGTTCAACAGATACTCTTAATACTCCAGCAGCAGGTGACAACTGGGAATACAGAGATACTAAGTTTACTCCTCCAACAGAAAACTAATTTAAAATCAATTTCTAATGAAAAAGTCTAAGCAGCCGGTGGTGGCTAATGACTCCGACGAAAGTCGTAAAAAAGCTCTACAGTTCAAGAAGCGTAAACAACGCAACAAAGAACCTAAAATTAATTTTAAAAATATTAGATCAATGAATGATCTAGAAGATTATGAAGATGAATACAATTTCTGATAAACCATTAATATTAGATTATTCTAATTTAAGTGAAATAGGCTTTATACACATGCATGTTTCGTCCATTTTAAGGAATCCTAATGACATCACTGAAGGAGTTAACGGATTATGCAGGGCAGGCGCGTTTGGCCGCCTGGCACACATCCTTCAGCTAGCTGGAGCCGCAGAACCTATCATCCTTGATGTTATTAATGATCCAGAAGCAGAATTGACCTATGTGCTTGCATAAACCACAGCATCCAGTATTAATATTTTGGGAAGAATCCTGGAATTATACTTCAAAAGATGTACCTGACGCGAATAGTGAAACAATTACACCTGATGAGATATAACTATTAAATCACACCATTATGCCAGAGTTAGCGGAACTCAAATTCACATCAGACTACGTAAATCAAGTTTCAGAAGGAGCAACTTATCTTAGAGTAGAAAAGAATCCAGTACATAAATGCGAAAACTTAGATATTCCATTTAAATCATTTAAAATTAAGGCTAAATCAAAAGGTAAAGAAATGGTACTTTACTTTTTAGATGATTATTCAGATCAATTTATTACAGTTAGAATTACGATGGGAATGTCTGGTCATTTTAAACTTACTAATTCAGGCGACGAAGCAAAACACGCACATCTTAAATTTTATCGTAAAGACGGAACTACATTATCATTTGTAGATGTTAGGCGATTTGGTAAATGGAAACAAGGCCTAGCTTGGTCAGAAGGTAGAGGTCCAGATCCAACGACAGAATATGATGAGTTCTGGAAAAATGTAATGACTAATTTGACAAAACTAAAGAAGCCACTTTATGAAATGTTAATGGATCAGAAATATTTTAATGGCATTGGTAATTACCTAAGAGCTGAAATCATTTTCAGAGCCGGAGATGTAGATCCATTCTTACCAGCCGGCATGCAATTCGCAAGATACCCTAAGCTATTAGATCTATGCCGTGATATACCACTTTTAGCGTATGCTAAGGGCGGTGGAAGCATTAAGGATTGGGATAATCCATTTGGAGACGAGTCTATCCAGGAACGCTTTATGTTATGTTATGGTAATGCTGAAATGGCAAAGAGAAAAGATAGAAATGGTAGAACATTTTGGTATGATAAGAAATGGGATGATGTGCCAAGAAGTAGAGATGATTTAAAAGATTTTTTATATGAGCGCGGCGGATTGGCTAAATAAGAATGAATGGCCAGACCTGGCTGTCGACAGTGATGCATTTTCACACTACACTCAACTGAGTAAAATCATGGAACAGTATGCTAAAGAGTACCATGCACGAAAACTAGAAGAAGCAAGAGAGAAAGAATTAACTAAATATACTAAATTTTTATGACCGGAAGACCACAGACAAAAGAAGAAGCATACGAAAAATTACACTTAGAAGATGTACTATCAGCAGTACGTTGGATTAAGTTTGGAATGGAACCAGGCACTAGAAAAAAACCAGCAATTGAATATGTCAATCACTGGAAAGCTTGGACTAAACTAAATGATATAGAATCATATAACAAAATATTAGAAATAGAAAATATTTCAGAAACTACTCCATAATGAAAAAGAAGGAAAGAATGCAGAACTTGATTATCGTCGGCCATCCCGACGAGAAATCATTCTGTTACAATGGCATTTTTAAAACAATTAAAAAGACTTTATTATCAGAAGGTTACTTAAATGAAGTTGAAGTAATTGATTTATATAGAGATAGTTTTGCAAGACCTAGAACAGATCTTATTGAAAAATATAAAGATTTAGTAAAATGGGCAGATCGTATTTACTTTATATCTCCAGTTTGGTGGTTTAGACTAACTCCAAGAATGGAAATCTTTTTTGATGAGGTATTAACTCCAGGGTATGCATATAAATTTGTACCAGTGGTAGGCCCGTATGCTTATCCTAAGCCATTCTTAGGAGACAAGAAGATAAGAACATATATCACACATGGCGCGCCGGCATTGCCAGTTAAAACGCTCTATTTAAACTCACCTAAGCTAAGATTAGTGATGGGAGTATTTACATTTGTCTTTGGATGGAGACTTTCATTATGGTTAAAAACCAAACAATTCTGGTCAGTGCCATTTGTATCTACAGCAAAAAGAAAACAATATTTAGAAACAGTTCGTAAAGACGTCATAAAAGACTTAAGAACGCATCAAATTAAACAAAAATGACAGATTTTATTTATCACGCAATGGGTTTCTGTGGAGAACATTGGCACCCTAACGCAATCAATATTACAGCTATGATACTTACAGCTGGATTAATTATTAAATCAATAAAAAACAAATATGAAAAAGTTTAAGAAATTCCAAAGCTTCTTTAATAACTGGTACCCAGTAATTTTAGCATTTATGTGCCTTCTATATTCAGTAGGATATGGTGTAATGGGATATACAGCAGAAGCTCAGTATTCGGCACACTGGCCAGGAACTATCCTCCTCTTTGCGATAGCAATCAGACAAAGACGAAACACATGAATTTAGGATTCTTTATTATGGGTGGGTTAATATTTGCAGTTTATATCTACTTTACAATTTGGAATATCTTCTATGGATCTAGAAAGCAGAGAGAAGAAAACTATCCAGGTTATTACGACAGACATGGTGCTATGGGCGGATCATCACCAGATAATATGGACTATGATGGAATGGGCAATTTTAGTAGGACTCCATCTACTGAACCTAAGCCTAGAAAAAGACCTAAAAGAAACAAAACAAAAACCAAAAAACCAGTATAATAACTATGAAATTAATCCTAGTAGGAAAAGCAGCAGCAGGAAAAGACCATTTAAAGACAAGATTATCTAAAGGCGGTTTCGTCTCTGGCGTTAGTCATACTACTAGACCTCC